TCGCAGAAGTCCTCTATATCTTCTTCATTTTCAAAACCTGAAAAGTTTATAATTAAATCATTGTCGTAAGCCTTAAAGCTTATTGCGGTTACATTCCGAAACTTGTCTTTGATATATTTAGTCATCTGTTTGTGTCTGTTTGATCAATCGGTAATTTATGTATAAGGAGGCGCACCCACTTTTTGGAGGTGTGGCTACCAGAAAAAAAACTGTTTTTACTCTGTCAGGTAAATCGATTTTGCATGACAGCCTAACGCTCTAGCCTAGAAACATAACAATAATTTAAAACTCTGTACGGATACGGTACTGATAATCCTAGATCTGTACAATGTACTTGCAATTTAGAATCATTCGAACCTCATGTCGTGTGCGAGAACTATGTTCGTGTCCTAGCTACCCAACTCTGAAACATTCTTCATCTCATCTTCTGTACTGTTCCAAGTTATCTCAATCTTCTGATCTACTTCGACTTGTTGTTTGTCTCCATAGATTGCAATTAGCTTACTAGCCATCCAACGATAATGAATTAATTTCTCTCTTGTTACTGCAATGCTTTTATTGTCTGCTTTCTCAAGCTCTTCAATCATACGGTCTAAGTATGTTTGTGCAGCTATACGTCTGGCAAGAAGAATACGCTCTGCAAATTCTTTATCGGATCTAATCCAGTCATAAACTTTGGATAATGAAGGCGCACCTTTGGTTTGGCAAATGGTAGTTAGTGGAGTACCATTCATTAACATTCGTTCGATGTCATCACTTATTTGCGATGTAAGTTCTAATTTCTTCGTCATTTAAATTCTTAAATTGTGGTAAGTTTTTATAAGCTTTAATCTTACCTTCCATAGTCTTTTGACCATTACTCCAGCCACCGTGCATTCTGCATCTAATGTTTCCATTCTTCATTAGTATTCCAGAAGCTTTGCAAGGAAGTTTGTTTTGTTTATTTATTGTCTGACATTGAAGTCTGTATTTGTGTCTTGCAGCCATAAACGGTTTTAGGATTTAAAAAAAAAGAGAAAAAAAATTTATACTTTCCAAATCCGTTCCAGAACGGTTTTAATAAAAAGCTATCGGAGCAGATTCTACAACACCTGGATAGATAAACAATTAATATGTTTTAATTTTATTTATAGGAGAGATATTTTTTTTAAAAAGATTTTAAGAATATCAAATTAAGTATAACAATCTGTTAATTTTGCAATACTTTTTATTATCTTTTTTAAATTTTTTACACAACTTACTTAGGACTTTCTCATATCTATTTTTAATCTGATGCCTTGTAAAACCAAAGTGTTTAGCAACTTCAGTCCATTTAAATCTTTGTGATCGCATCCAAATTATTTGTCTATCAAGAATAGGATCTTCTGATATGTCATGCTCAATACTTATTAAGCAATCGATTGCAAACTCCCACCTGGTTATTTGTTTTGGTGTTGCTCTTAATTTTAATAACTTACGTTCGTAATATGCCCAGTCTCCTTGCATATATGTTGTCTCCAACAAATTATACATTGATGCAGCTCTAGGCGGTTTTGGACCAGATAAAAATCTCTCTGTCCTGGCAGCTTCGTTGAGCAAATTAATTACATTTGTTAAAGCTAAGACTTCTTGTCTAAGCAATATTTCAGCTGTCATAGTTTCCGTTTTGATAAGTATAAATATTTTGTTTCACTTTGTTAAAACCTTTATTGGAATAGTTCTTAGTGAACCTGATGCTCTCCAAGAAAGCTTTGTATCTTGGCATCTCAAAGTATGTAAAATTATTATGAGTGATGAGTGGTTTGTAATCTATGTTTAGCAGCGCCAGGCGTTGCAAAGCTTCTTTGATCTTAGGTAACGGAACTACCATGTGATCTGCGCAATCAACCATCCTAACGTACGGTGTTAATCTTTTAAGATCATAGTTCTTGCAAAGATAAGAATATAATTTGAAATCAAAGTCTGACATTTTAAGATCAAATATTTTAGGATCACTTATGTAGAATTGGCGCAAATGCTTTCCTCCTGTTGGCTCTCTGATCTTCTTGTAATTTCTTTTTGAATAATTCTTTGTTTGGACAATCTGGATAATGTTTAACTTGCTGATACTCCAGGAACTGTAGCCAATGATCAGGATCTAATAATTTAGGTTCTGAGTTAAAGCCGTCTTTGTAATCTGGAGCTATCTTCTTGACGTGAACATGGATCATCATCTCTCCAACAAGCTGATACCAAACAATATAAGCTGGTATTCCAGCCATTTCGGCTAGTTTTTTGGTTACTTTATGCTTCTTATTCCAGCCTTGACCGTTATTAAATACAGTTTCTGCTAAAAAAAGCGGCTTAGAACAAGCATTACAAGTCGAAACCTGGTCAATATCGCTAAAACCTAAGCAATTATGCTGTTGGCGGTGCCAATTACTGTATCCAGAGAACTTAACACCTTTAAAATATACCTTTTTAACCATGTTTTTACCCAATAAACGAGCTAAATAGATTAGCAAGAACTTTTTTACACACGTCGTGAGTGTGAGTAAACAAACTGTTTACTTTTGTAGGATACTAGTTTAATATAATAGATATGAATAAAAATATAAAAGTTTCAAAATACAATCTTACTAAAGAAGCAAACGGTACCATTACTAAAAAAGATTTTATCAAAGAAGTATCTGAAATGACTGATGTTGCAGTTGGTAAATACATGGCATCACTTTTACTTGGCGAACAAGCTAACGTCATGTTGATTTATAAAAATGGAAATGTTCGAGAAATTACTGGAGACAGTAAAGAAGTAATGTTCGGTGCAATCAGTATAATTAATTTAAAAAAAAATGAAGTTAAAAAGAAAAAATTTAAGGAACTTTTCATTGAAAGATGGAATAAAGCAAAAACTTATTCTCCAAAAGATTTTATTGGCGAAAATAAATTATTAAATGATGCATTAAGAACAAAAGATATTTCTGCTACACAGTTTGCAGAAAATGTTGGTCAAACAAAACAATCAATTTACAATCAGCTTTCAGGAGAGAGAAGTATATCTAGAGATACAGCAATTAAATATGGAAAATCTTTAGGAGTAGATCCAGTTGATTTATTGTTCACAAAAAAAACTACTGCAGTCTGGGGTAAAGTTAATACTTTGCAGCATGTTGATTTAGATGAAAGTTATGCACCAGGAAGAATTTATCCTCAAGCCGAAGAGGAAAGTGTAATCGTACCAAGAGATATTTTTAGTCCAAATATAAAAGCAATTAAAATTGATGCAAGAGGATCTATGTATCACAATCAAGTTGCATTTTATTACAAAGACAATGCTAGTGATTTAGAAATCAATAATAAACTTTGTGTTGTTGGTGCAGAGGTAAAAGGTTTTTTTGATGAAATTTTAACTTACTATTATTTTGGTCTTTATGAAAATCTTAGAGGTAAAAATAATTTAATTAATCCTGATCCTTATGCTGAAGGCGAAGATAAATATATTTTAAAAAATTTTAAATTAGAATTTATTTCTCCAGTTATTTCTACTGTAGATCCAAAAACAATTATCGATCAAACTTCAAAACAAAATCAAATTCCAAATGCTGAATTATCAATTTCTTTAGATGAAGCAGAAAAAAGACTATCAGAACTAGGTTATAAATACGAAAGACAAATCTCAAGCTTAAATCAAAAAAATAAAATAGATCAATTAAAAGCGCAAAAAATTTTAAAAGATTATCAAGAGAACAGAAAAAAAATTAGTGAAGAAGTAACTAAATTATCAAACGAAATTAATGTCTATTTGAAAAATAGATTTTATGGAAAATATCCTGAGAAGGAAGCAAAAAGACTATTGGATGAAGGAGACCTTTTAAAAATAGCTAGAAATATTAATGAGAAGAAAAGTGCCTAAAAAGACTAAGATAATTAAAGCAAAAACAGCAGTAAAAGCAAAGACAACTAAAGCTTCAAATGTTGTTGAATTAGAAAAGCCAAAAGTAATTAAAGAATTAAAAATAACTTTAGATCGTGGAACCGATGGTAAATACATTAAAGATCTTAATTATTATTACAATGTCAATCCTGAGAGACAAGTAACAACTGATGATGCGGTTTTATTATTAAATAATATTATTTCTAAAAGTACACTTGAAAGAAACAGAAGAGATAACAAAGACGATGAAGGAGAAAGAGGACCGCAATATAGAATTTTAACTGCAAGAGTTGTTGTTTATAAAATTTTATGGCTAATGAGATTTAGAGAAGGATTAGCTTGGATAAAACAAGAAACAGAACTTAAGCCTTCATACGCAGTCACAGCTACTAACATACCTTCATCAAACGTCATTGGACTTAAGAAGAATTATTAAGACCTTACATCCTCCACAAGCCTTAGTTTACATTTACATCCGATAACTGAATTTTTACTGGCGTTCTATAATAGCGTCATGTTGATCAGAAATACAAAAATAATAGATCCGTTAGAAACTTTACAACAAGACGGTTTTACAAAACTAAACGAACTTTTAAAAATTAATCATCACTCCCCCACTTCAAGCTCAA